AGGTCTACCCACGTCACCGTGTGTCACCGGCCCCCATGCAATCGGGTTGGGTCTGATGCCTGTCTCTGTACAGGCTGCTGTTCCAGGTTGTGTGCCGGTGGGAGCGTAGCATCATGTTGTGAGAGAGTTGCGTCATCTTCCGTAACAGTTGTGTTACGGTGTGGGTTCTCTGCGGATACGGAGGTCAGGGGTATGAGTGTTGTTGATGATCTGATGGGTACTGTCACCCGGTTGGGCAACGACCAGTTGGTGGCGCAAGCCCGGTTCGCTCTCGAGAGTCAGGGGGTGTTTCTGACACCGAAGGAGTGTCGGGTCGCGTTTCTGGCTGCCGCGCACACTCTCGAGCTTGCCGAACGTTCCTATGATGTGGGGACGTTGACCGCTGGGGAGATGGTGGCCTGTCAGGCGGTCGCCAGCCTGTCCATGCAGATTTGGGCGACGTTGCACGACATTGTGGACGGGAAGATCATCCTGTGACCACCCGCAAGGTAAGCGAATCCGCTCAGGAGATCGTCAACGGGATCAAAGGCCGGAAACCACATGACGGCATCCCCACCCATCGGGTTGTTGACGACCTGTCCACAGTCGAAGTTGAGCATCCGGGCGAACGGGAACAGGGTCGTCGGGCGCGTCGAGCCGCCGATCTGGATGAGGTGCGTGTCAAAAAGCAGTTGGATCGCGCCGAAGCGAAGAAACGTGCCGAACAGTTGCGTGTCTTAGGCGAAGAAATGTTGGCTTCCGGGGTCGCCTCGAGGGAAATCCTCCCCAAATTGGCGCAAGGCATCATCGTCGACCTCGGATTGAGGTTGGCTGGCGGTGAATGGGAGATCAAATCGGCTGAAGAAGCCACCAAAGTGGCGAAAATCTGGTATGACATCCTCCGTTTGGAGTCCGGGCAGGCGACCACCATCCAAGAGAACCGGTCGGGATCCCCTGAGGACCGTCTGTCACGGCTCGAGGAACTCAAAATTGAGGCGAAACGTCGTGTCGAGGCCGGATTGCGGGCGATTGGGGACGGCGCATAGTGAACCTGCTGTCCGACGACGAGTTTGTTCAGCTCACACCCGCCGAACAAGACGAATATTTGCGTTTGCTCGAGGCTGACCTGTCCGCATGGCGGTTGACGGGCAACATCCGGCAGGAACGGGCGCACATCCTCGTCGGCAAAACCGACTGGCTGCTGTACGGTGGCGCGGCGGGCGGTGGAAAGTCCGAGTTGCTCGCCTATCACGCCAACGAACTGTCGCTCAAATACCCTGGTCACCGCACCCTGCTGATCCGTACCGCACTCCCCGAACTACGCCGGTCGCTCATCATCCGTTCACAGGTGCGGTACGCCCAACTGAACGTGGACGCCCAACTGCGGTCGATCGACAACGTGAAAGCATGGTGGTACGGCAACGGTTCGGTCGTCGAATACGGGTTCTGCGCCCGAGACGAGGATGTCGGCCAGTACATGAGTGCCGAATATGACTTCATCGGTTTCGATGAGGCAACCCAGTTCACCCCCTATCAGATGCTGATGATCTCCGGTCGTCTGCGTACCAGCAGGAAAATGACCAATTTGGGTGTCCGAACCCACGTCCTGTTCGCCACCAACCCGGGTGATCGCGGCCACACGTTCCTGTATCGGATGCTGGTGCAACCCACCCAACATGGCCGGTTCGCTGTCGTCTACGACGTGCGCGAAGGTTTCGAGAACCCAGACATTGTGCGCCGAGTTGAACTCCCTGATGACAACACGGAACTCGCCAAGCTTGAGATCCCCCATGACCCGAACGACCATCTGGTGGTTGCTTTCGTGCCGTCCACCGTCGACGACAACCCGCACATCGACCCCACCTACCGCAAACACCTGTCGATGCTCCCTGAAACCGAACGTAAACAGAAACTGTTGGGTGACTGGGACACGTTCACCGGCCAGTATTTCACCGAGTTTCGCCGTGACCTTCATGTCGTCGAACCGTTCGAGATACCGGCAGAATGGCCCCGATATCGCGGGATTGACTTCGGTACCGCCAACCCGTACTGCTGTTTGTGGGGTGCATGGGATCCTGCCACAGGCACCTGCTATGTGTATCGGGAGGCGTACCAGCGGAACTTGACGGTCGCCCAGCAGGCGGCACAGGTCAAAGAGATGTCCAAGATGTCTAATGGCCGGTTTGAGAACGTGACCGCCACCGCCATTGACCCGTCCACCTACAGCAACACGTCCGGTATGGGGACAACGGTCGCAGGTGTGTACAACAGTCTTGGTGTTCATGTCACCCGCGCCAAGAACGCCCGTGTGTCCGGCTGGCAGAACGTGCGCCGATATCTGCAACCGGCCCCGATTTCTGGTGAGCCAAAACTGAAAGTGTTCTCCACCTGCGAAAACCTGTTGCGCACACTCCCAGCTATGCGCCACGCCAAAATCCAGGTGGAAGATATTGACACAGATGACGAAGATCATGCTGTGGACGCACTAAGGTACCTTCTAGCCTGCCGCCCGTACAATGACATCTCACGCAAGAACAAGGTCACAATGCCCGGTGCGGAAGGCAAAGTACAGAAGTTCATAGAGCGGCTTGATAAGACCGCCAAGAAACGGAGATGGTGAATGAGACTCGTCGACAACTACAACTATCTGCCTGGTTGCTGTTGGATTTGCCGTGGTGTATCCAAGCCGATCATCGACATGGAACAGGACTTGGACGGCCACAACAGCCCCGACGACCCGAACCCGTCCGCTGTCACCCGGCTCTACATTTGCGCTGATTGTGCGATCGAGATCGGCAGGATGTGCGCACCGTCTCGAGGTTTGGAACTCACCCACAACGGTGAGGTTCGCAACCTGAACATGATTGTCGCCGAACTCATCAACCGGGCTGAGGACGCTGAACAGCGTCTGTCGGCGATCGCCGGTGCGGTGCATGGTGTACAGTTGGAGTCTGCGGAGAAGGCAGGCTCCGTATCTCCGACCGACGGGGATGATCTGACGCACGGTGACGCACCACCGGAATCGGATGCACCCCTCGTCCGCAAGCGCGGTCGTCCCCGTCGGGAGGAACCTTCTGCCATCAACACCGACTTTGTGGGTGACCTGTGATCGCAGCGGTCGCTATCGTCGTTCTTGGTGTTCTTGCCCTGATTCTGCTTCGGGAGAACCGTCGTCTGACTAATCTATTGCTGGCGAAGAATCCGGCTGTCGCGGTAGCGATGGAACAGAGTCGTAAGCCTCGCAAGAAAGATCGTGACGACAACAAAGCCCGCACCGCGTGGCAGACACCAGTTGAGGCAGTAGGACCGTGAACAAGCCGTGGGAACCACCGAAACCGCAGGAAGTCATCAACCTGTGGAGCAAAGCCGACCAGTATCTGCTGAAAGAGCGACGCGACTATTGGATGAACGCCTCCTACTTCGGCGGTCACCAATGGGTTTGGTGGGATCACACCCGTAACATCGTCCAAGAACTTGACTATGCGACCGAAGCGGAACGGTTCACCCGTATCACCGTCGACAAGTTCGGCCCCCGCGTCACCAACCTGATCGCCCGAATGACCCGCTCTCCGCTCGTCTGGGAAGTGGAACCGTCCGGTATCGACGACTCCAGCCTGCGCCGTCAGCGTCTCCAAGAGCAACTGTTGTTGTCCGAAGCACACGAACAGGATTGGGCTGAGATCCGGGAAGAATCCCTGCTCCAGACCCTTTTTGGTGGTGCCGCCGCCGTCTCGGTGGACTGGGATCCCGGTTTGGGCAAGGTTGTCGCCACCGACCCGGTGACCGGCATTGACATCCCTGCCGGTGGTGTGAGACTCACCCCGTTGGGCATCTCCGAGTTCTGTTTGGAACCCGGCTCCCCCGATGTGGAGTCGGCCCGCTACTGGATTCGCTGTGTCGCTCTACCCCCTGAGCAGGTGAAAGAGCGGTACAATCTGGATTGGGATCCGGTGCCGGACGCCGAAGCCGCCCTGTCGGCACGGCATCGCACCCTCCTGTCGCGCCGTCCGCAAGGCCAACCGCCTCGCCTCACCCTCGTCTACTGCTACTACGAACGTCCCACCAACCGGACTCCGGGCTGTGTCGTCCATGTGGTCAACAACAAGCAGGTGTATTCGTATGGCGACGGGCAAGGCTGGCCGTTCCCGTTCACCAGCCTCAACCTCGCTGTCTTCACCCAGCGACGCATCCCGCGCACATGGGTCGGCCACACCCTCCTCACCCCTGCTCGAGACATCCAGTACGCCTACAACCGTGCTCGCTCCACCATCCTCGAGCATATGCGCAAGGCTGCGAACGCCCGACTGATGGTCCCCGCCGGATCCATCGAAGACTCCGATGTCATCACCACCGACCCTGCGGACGTGATGGAATACAACGCTGAGCTGGGCGAACCGCATTGGCAGACCGCCCCCGACGTGCCACGTTGGATCAGCATGGAAGCCGCCCAACTGGAAGCAGAGATGGACGACATCTTCTTCACCCATGCGGTGTCTCGAGGTCAAGCCCCCGGCGACCGCAACTCCGGTTTGGCGTTGTCGGTGCTCGCCGAGAAGGACGACACTCCGCTCGGCCCGATGGCCCGCAACCAGTCGGCGATGTGGGCGCGGATCGGCAAGATGACGTTGCAGATGTATCGGGCGTACGCCTCCCAGTCGGGCATGGTTCGCACCCAGACGCTCACCACCCCGCAAGGCAACACCCTCCAGTTCGAGTGGACTGCCGAAGACATTGAGGAATATCCGCAGGTCAAAGTGCCTTTGGATGCGACCGCCCCCCGCTCCAAGATCGCCACCCAGTCGGTTATCACCAGCCTCGCCCAACAGTTTCCACAGGCATTCCAGAATGTGGACGGAACCGCTTTGGCGCGAATGTTGGATCTCCCCGACCCTCGAGGGTTCCTCGGTTCCACCGACCCGGATGTCACGAAAGCCGAATGGGAGAATGGTCTGCTCATGCAGGCTGTCCCCGTCATGCCCGCCGACTTCGACGACCACGCCAAACACATCGCCCAACACAACCGGGAACGCAAATCCCCTGCATACGAACTTGCGAACCCTGAAGTGCGTCAGACGATCGACCTGCACATCCAAGCCCATCAGACGATGGCCGCCGAAGAAGCGATGCAACAGATGGCGCAGATGCAACAGATGCCAGGGTCCGAAGCCCTGCCGCAAGCCAACGAGCCAGCCGGTTCGATGGTTCCCCAAGCAATGACCGGCCAGCCCGGCGTACCTCAGGAGATGATGCCCCAATGACCGACTTCGCCCCCGAAGGCGTGGTGGATGCCACCCCGACAGGAGAAGCCCCTGCCGAAACCCCTGCCGCCGACATCAACTGGCAAGAGAAATACCAGTCTGAGGTGCAGGACCGCATCAAGGAACGTGAACGGTACAAGCCGTTCGTTCAGACGTTCGGACGTATGCACCCCGACGACGCCCGTGCGGTACAGGAGTTTGCTACCGCTTTCGCATCCGGTGACACCGAAACCGCAGTCCGATGGATGGTCGACAACGCTCGCACCCTCGCCGGAGATCGCTTCGACACCTACATCACCCCTGCTCAACAGCAGGCGATCAACACGCAGGTCGCCCAGCAGGCGTACTCGGACGGCACCAACGCCGGTATGACCCCCGACCAGGTGGAACAGCTCGTTCAGACCCGGTTGCAGGAGTCGTTCCAGCAGATCCAGCAGGCGCAGGTACAACAGCAGTACGAACGCCAGATCGAGGAGACATTGACCCAGCATGGTCTCGCACCGGACACCCCGCTCGCAACGGCTGCCATTGTGGCCGCCTCAAAGCGATCCGACCTTGACCTCAGCGCAGCCATTCGTGAGGTGGAGGAACAAGTTCTGGCGCAAGCGCAACAGATCGCAACCCGACGCGCCGAAGCCGGTGCGAGCATGGGTGCGCCGATCGTCAACGGAGTCCCGGTCGTCTCGCCGAACGGACAGCAGATGACACCCCGTGAACGTGCGATGGCTCGCCTCGCACAGAACGGACTGTGACGTAACGTCAGCATAAGGGAAGGCACCCTTATCCTTTTGGGTGACCGCTGATGTCCCCGTCTGATGCGTTACTCTCTCCGCGTCAGACGGGGCGATTCCCTTGACAGCATCCGCACACTTGTGTGTATGCTTACACCTGAACCGGATGGTTCACCCCATAGGTACCCCCATTGGATGATGGGTTGAGACAGCCGGACGGCTACCGCTCAGACAGGTTCCGATTCCCCCCAATCAGATTCTCTCTCACGGAAAGCAAACCATCATGGCCGCAACCCTCTCCACAGTCGATGCCATCCTGAAGGATGACTACAAGGAATACCTCGACAACCTCAACGAGGCGAACTTCATTCTCTCGCAGGTCGAAACCCGCAAGGACACCGTGCAGGGCCGTATCGCCCGTCACGCCGTCCACTTGGGTCGCTCGTCCGGTGTCGGTGCTCGCGCCGAGTCCGGCACCCTCCCCACCGCCGCCAACCAGTCGTACGCGACGGTCCCGGTTCCGGTCCGCTACGTCTACGGACGCATCCAGCTGTCCGGCCCGACGATCAAGCAGGCTGTCACCGACCGTGGTGCTTTCATCGACGCGCTCGACGCCGAAATGGAAGGCATCAAGAAGGACGCGATGAAGGACGTGAACCGCCAGTTGTGGGGTACGTCCAACGGTGTGATCGCCCAATGCGGCACCACCTCGTCGTCGACCACCGTCGTGTTGGCTTCCACCACCGGAACCACCGCTCTGCGTCAGCTGTTCTTCGACGGCGGCATGGTCGTGGACATCGGAACGGTCGCTTCGCCCGCCACGATCGCGTCGGCTCGTACCGTCACCTCGGTCGACGAGACGAACAAGACGATCGCCATCTCGGGTGCTGCGGTCACCACGTCGTCGAGCCACTTCGTGTTCCGCGCCGGAGCCGGTGGAGCGTCCAACAACAGCGGTCAGCCCGGCGACGGACAGATCGAGTTGACCGGCCTCCAGACCATCGTCGACGACACCGCCGTGTTGCACACCATCGACCCGTCGTCGCAGCCGAAGTGGAAGGCGTACGTCAACAGCAACTCGGGTACCAACCGTTCGGTCACCGAGTCGCTCATCACCGGTTCCATCATGAAGGTTCTCACCAACTCGGGCAAGAAGCCCAGCCTGTTGGTGTCAGCCGAAGGCGTGAACCTGGCCATCAGCAACCTGCTGTTGAGCCTGAAGCGCAACATGGAGCAGACCCAGTTGAAGGGTGGCTACGCGGGCATCCAGTTCTACAGCCCGTCGGTGTCCGGCAAGGGTGACGAGGCTCCCACGGCCCTGTACGCCGACTTCGACTGCCCGAACAACCGCCTGTACGGTGTGAACCCCGAAGTGTTGGTGTTCCATCAGGTGGGCGACGGCTTCCAGTTCATGGACCTCGACGGCGCGGTGATGAACCGTAAGCCCGACCAGGATGCGTACGAGGCGACCCTGTACATGTACGGCGAACTTGCCTGCAAGCAGCGCAACGCCCACTTCGTCATCAAGGATCTCACCGAGGTGAGCATCTGACATGGCCGCATCCGTCAGCATCACCTACGGGCCGGAAGTCCCCGGTTCGCGCAAGGAAGTGTTCGGTGTCATCACTTTCGACTCGTCGTACCCGACGGGTGGAGAGGCTGTCACTCTCGCACAGCTCGGCGTGAACCGGCTCGACTGGCTCGAAGTTTCCACCGTGAACGGCAACGTCCCTTCGTGGGACGGCTCGACCTCGAGTCCGAAGGTCAAGTTGTTCTGGGTGGACACCACCACCGACGGCGCACCGTTGGCTGAGGTTCCGAACACCACCAACGTCTCCACGACGACTGTTCGGTTCCACGCCATCGGAGCCTGACCAAACAATCCCCCAAACGTTAGGGCCGGTTGCCGAAAGGTGACCGGCCCTTTCGTCTAGGATGACACCATGATTCGTGCAGCAGATTTGATGGGCAACGTCGCCGGTGGCGGCGAGATGGCAGAAGTGTCGTTTGACGTGTATGACATCGCCAACCGTATCCAGCGTGGTGACGAATCCGGGTGGCGTGGCGACCCGTCCGCATCCCTCATGTTCAACCCTCTGGCAGGACGGTTTGAGGTGTGGATGGTCGATGCGATGGGAACCCCGTATGTGGCGTGTTCTCACACTCGCTGCGACCACACGCTGATCGTCAAACTGATCGAGGGTGACTGGCAGAAGGGTAAAGCCCTGCACGACGACCTGATGAAGAAGAACAAGCAGATTCGGGACGCT